GGAGCTAAAGCTTTAATTGATAAAGCCGCTACTGGTTCAGGTGCATTTGGTTCAGTAGCTAAAGTAGTATCAGGTGGTATTAAAGCCGCTGAGGGTATTGAAGCAATGGCCAAGACCATAACTGGTATTGATGCTACATTGACTGGTAGTAGTTCTCTTAAACAAGTTCAGTCAGTTGGTATAAGTGGCTTTACAGTTAATTGTGGCTGGTATCTTCCAGAGCAATTAAATCTAGGTATGAGTTCGTTAAAAATATTAATTAGAATGGCATATCCACGACAAATAGCAGATAGAGTGTTTCAGAGCTTTTTTGATAGTGTTAGCGATGGCGCAGGTGATATAACTAATGTAGTTGGTGAATTTGCTGAACGCGCTGGTGCTGTAATTGGAGCTGATAATGCCACAGTTCAAAAAGGAACTGACGCTACTCGGGGTCTAAGTGAGTATGTTGCTGGTGGTGAGGCTTATACTGATTTTAACTCAATTGTAGGTAGAAACCTAACGCTAGACCCACTTCCAGTTCGTGTAAGTATGGGACATTATTTAGATATTGAACCTATGGTAATAACCAATGTTAATATTAGTTTTAGTAAAGAGCAGTGGGTAGCACCTAATGGTAGACACTTACCAATTTTTTTGAATGTAGACATTTCATTCGATATGTGGATGAGTCCTGCACCTAGACTTGAATTTATGCAATTTCTTGGTAATGAGATGTTTGGTACTGACTCATACCAATCGGGTATCATTAATAATCTGGAAGCAAAGGATAAAGCACGCGAACAACGTATTCAATTAGAACAAGATTCACGTCAACAAAATAAAGGTTCAGTTAAAAATGTAACACAAGGTATTGATGATACATTTACTAGGTGGGGTGTATAATGTCTAGTTTTCCAAGAATAAAACAGTTTAAGTTTGATATCGCTTCTACATTTAAAGTACCTGCATGGCAAACAGGTAGACTCGACTTAATTGCAATTGAGGTTTATGGTGATAGTAGATTTCATATAGCACTTGCAGCGGCCAATAATATTAGATTGAGTAGTGGATGTCGCACTGGTATTAGGCCATCAAATGAAGCACTAACTTTGGAATTACAACGTAAGGGAGTTCCCTTAGCTGACATCCCTGCTATTGTAAATGAAAAAATATTAAACAGTCGACCTAATAATCTTGATTGGGATGATTACAATAACATAAGTTATGGGTATATGTCTGATACATATGCAACATTAGGATTATTAGTACCTACCTTTGAAAGTGCTGATAAATACTTACAGACTTATGAATATATTGAAGTTAAAAATTAAAGTAAACAATTAAATGAGCGAGTTATAAATGGCTTTCACTAGAACAGATTCCGGAAGTAATTTAGGATTAATATTGGCAATGGACAACAATTCATTCACTCATGCCAGTGTACCCAATTTTAACTTTAGTAATGTATTAAATGCAACTCCTTTATGTGAATTAAGTATCATAGATACTCAGAGTAGCTTTATACGAGAACGTTCATTGGGATTCTTATCGATTTACTTCACTAATACTACCGATGATGTTACTGACAAATCATCAGTTGTCACTGGTATCATAGATGATATTGGAACTACTCAAGGCGTTAGTGGCAATACCACGCAAGTCATAAAATGGTCAGCAGGTACTCAATCACAATTATCAAATACTACGAATGCGTGGAATGGTACTAGCGTACATGCACTTGCTAAAATATTTGAAGAACGTAAAGTTGATTTCAATAATATGGCTGAGGGTAAAGTTGATGTTGCTGATAATATGTGGTGGAGATTTCCTCAGGATACTATATGGGAATCATTAGATACATGCGTATCTCATTCATATATTAGAGATGATTATTTATTTTGGGCATGGGATGACGTTAATGACATCTATAAAATATCATCATTTAATTTAGAGATGGCTCAGGATGATAGATATTTAATGATTCAGAGTGAATCAGCTAAGACATCAACATCTGCAGGTAAGTCATTATTAGATAATCCAAAAATTACTGTATGGGCATTTGATAATCACGTTAAGCGAAATGAATTAGGTAAAAATAGAGATAAACTATACCCTAATTTATACCTATCCGGTTCCAAGGATGGTGAGTATAAATCATCTAGTGTAGAGAAAGGTTGTTTCAGTGCAGTATTGGGTGAGATGGGTGATACTAGTCAAGTAACTATAGCGGAAGCTACTGACATTAAAGACCCAAATACAACATTTGGGCCTCGTAAAGTCGTTAGACATTGGCCCAATAATACACATAAATTTTACTCACTAGCTCAAATGTATAGAGAATATAAATTGGCTACATATGGTAAAGTAGTGTATGTACAAATATATAATCAAGTAGGTCCACCTATCGGCTCTAAGGTTACTGTATTGTGTGCAGGCAATGATTATAAAATTCGTGTGTTTTCATTGGATAGACATAATTCTGATAAATATATACTAGCCGAGAAGTTCTTTGATTGGGGAACAGAAAAACCAAATAGATTATTGAAAACGGTTCCCACTTCAAGTGAATGGGTCACCACACTAAAATTTATTTCAAATAATGTGAATGATGGTGACCCCGACCATATCGCTTCTATATTGAAAGCATTGGGAGTTAATGCATAATGGGTAAGTGGACTGAGAAATATTATGATGCTATCGTTATTACTGATGACGTTGACCCGAATCATGCAGGTGCGGTTCGTGTTAAAATATTGGGTGTGACTGATGGTCTTACTGATGAACAACAACCATTCGCACTACCATCTGTTAATACAATACAAGCAGTTCCTACAAAAGGAACTATTATGCGTGTATCATTTGACGATGGTGATGTAAACAAACCAAAATACTTCCAAGTTAGTCCTGAGAAACAATTACTTCCAATTGAATACGTAAGTAGCTATCCTAATATAAGTGTAGCCAATCTTGGTGGTGATTTCTTTAACATGACACATGATAGAGCTGAACGAAATACAATTATTACACATCCGAGTGCGAGTAGAATACAATGGGATGGTAAAGGTCGTATTGCACATGATAGTGATAAAGGATATGCTAATGCAGGTAGAAAGGCATATCAAGATGGTGGTGCTAAATTACATTCAGTATTAACTGAGGCTACAATTGATGTATTCTGTTGTACGCCTGTCGGAAATAATATTGATGATGGTGGAGCATTTCAGGGGTCTGAGTATTTCTTTGTTACTCATATTTCTAAATCAACTGTTAATGCTATCAAGGGTGTACTTGATTCTGATTTTAATACCCAAGTTGAAAATGCAAATGATATAGGTACGGAAAGTGCAGCTACTAGGGAATTGTTAAATGTAGATGAAATTGTAGTTAGAAATATTGAATTTGTAGCAACTGAGTCTATAGTTGTTCGGGCCGATAAAGAAGTGCGAAAAATTATAATTGATTACACTGGCCAAAACAACTTCCCTGCAATGGGTGAGCAAATTCTTGATAGTAACAATAAAGTAAGTTCTCATTATTTAATTGGACAGCAAGATGGTGCATCTAAAATAGAGGGTCAGAATGCTCCAGCGGATACACAAAGCGGTGCTGATTTAATAAAAGGATTTATACAATTTGCTGAGTTGAATGATGACTGTTATGCAGGTTCAAATTATCCACTTATAGGTCAGAAAGATAACGAAGACACAATAAGTATAATGTTGGTTAGTGATGGATTGACATTCAGTGATTTTCAATATGCTAGTATTAACCAAATTATTCAAAATGCTCGAGTTGTATTTAAGGATGATGGTATAAGAGCTGCATTGCTACCTCAATCACTTGACCCACTCGATTTACTTATATCAGGCACCTCAGCGGCCGCTGGTGGACCTTTAACTAAATGGGCAGAGTTTGATGACACTAAGGTACTTGGTGGCGTTGATGACGGTCTTACAGGACTAATATAATGGCTAAGTGTATTAATCAAATAATAAATAGAGATGTTAAAGTTAGAGGACCAGTTCCCCTAAGCAGTAAAGTTGCAGGTTCAAGTAAAGTTGACGACGAAAACTTCTTCATATCATTTAAAGATAGTATTGCTCGCAGTGCTAAGCGACTTCGCAATGTAGACTGTAGTGAAGTGGTATTAGATTTCTTTAGTGGTGGTAATAGTGAGAGTGTTAAGACTGGATATGATTGGGTTTCAGATAATGTCAATCTTCAGACCGCCATGGAACAATTTGGTGGACTTGCTGATAAATTATCACCTAGTGTAGGCTTTGATGCAAATAAACTCACTACAATATTCTGTGTAACGATTACCAATATATTCAGAAGTCTTACATTTTTTATTGAGAATGCATTGAAAGTTGCTCTTGGATTATTCAAAATAATCGATAAGTATCTAAATCAATTAGAAAATGCAATCCAAGATTTCATTGACGTAGTTCGTGATTGCATTGTGTCAGTTATGGTTGATGCAAAACTTGCATTGAATAAGCTAGTAAATAATATTCTGGATTTTGATATTGTATCAGATTTGATGACCGCATGTCCATGCGTTGCTGAAATTTTTGCATCTATATTTAGTTGTACGGATGATAATGGCACCGCATTAACTCACCCCGATGAAATACTTGAATGTATGGTAGATAAATATGCATTAGACCCATCGGAATTATTGGGTCCCGTTAATGAATTTATTGATGATACATTAATTGCAAATATTCAACGTGGATATAATATTCTTCAGGAATCAGTTAGCTTCATGATGGAGTTATTGATTACACCTCTTCGTGAATTAATGAAGGCATACTGTTTCCTATTGACTGAAAAAATTAATGTAACGTATATAATTAAAACATTGGGTCCATCTAAATGTTTATTGGTATACACAACTGAAGTAGATGAATCAGGTCGTACATATGAAGGTATGAGTATTCTAGATATGATAGAAACTCTTAAGTTATGGACTGGATGTTTTGAATTTATATGTGCTCCCTTTATTGACGACACTAAGCTAACTATTAAAAAATTACGAGAAGACTTTAGATTAGATGCTAAATACTGGAATAATGTATTTGCACTTGATATTTATACGTCATGTGTAATGATAAATATAACTGGACAAACAACTAGACCAACAGCAGTAAGAGAAGTCTATGCCGCCGGAAATGGTAAAGGTAAGGAAGTATTTACCGGTATAACTGATACATTTAAAGACCTTGGTAAAATTGATATAGAATCCAATGCAAATAATAACCCAATTGGTGAGGTATACTCATCTATTAAATTTAAAGGTGGTCCAGAAAATGAAGAGACTCCTATCATTCAAGGTACTGTTGATTTTAAAAGTGGTGTAGAAGATAAAATATTGGCAGTAACTCGTACAATAGGTGCTACAATTGGTGAAGAGCCGTATTATGAGCGTTTTATGAATCTACTTACATGGGATGCTAAATATCGTAAAAGTCAAGTACATATTGATTTAATTACATCAACTGTTGATAACTTTAGAGCATCTACTACACCAGTCAATGATACTAGACAAGTAACTAATGCGATAGATGATAGTAATGAATCACAAGTCATTTCAGGACCACCCACAGTAGTAACTGCATTACATTTGCCGAGTTATTCAATTCCAGATGATTTTAATGAAGAGAGTCAAGTTAATATTCTCACTAGTACTGCACCAAATCGAATGGATACTGAAAATTTAGTTGAATATTATAATAGATGGTTCGGTGACATTGTGGAGTAATATATGGGCTTTAATTATAAAAAAGACACAAAAAAAGGTAAGTATGAGGTTCAAAATCCTGAGAAATATATAGGAAATAAAGCCACCATATATAAAAGTGGATGGGAACATACTGTATTCCGTGCACTTGATGTCAATAAATATGTAGAGAAATGGGGATATGAATGTATTGAAATATACTACTATCACCCTGTATATATGAAATGGACCGTATATTTCCCTGATGTGTACTGTCAAATAGTTAATGAAAATAATGTTCAACAGAAAATACTTGTAGAAATCAAACCGGCTAGATTCTGTAAATACCCAACACAACCCAAAAGACCTGCTGGTAGTGATTCAAAGACATTGAAAAAATATCAAAATGCACTTAAACGTTATGAAATAAATAAACGTGAATTTGTAGTTAATGCAGCCAAATGGGAGGCGGCTCAAAATTGGTGCTTGAAACATGGCGTAACATGGCGTATCTTAAATGAAGAGAATACAAAAGGATTGTTCTAATGTCATGTTGTAAACAGGCCGCAATGAGTAATGAGTACCTACCATTAGATGAGCGTCTTATAGCCTTTGGTGAGGAAATTTACCAAGGCAACGTACTTGAAAAATATAAAACAACAAAACTATGGGTTTTTTCATTCTATCGCGATGACGACCTCTGTGATGATTGCGTGAATAAGTTTGTAGCCATGAATCAATGGTTTGAAAACTATAACTTTTTTAATGACCCGATATATAATGTTAAGTGGGTTGTAGAGGATGAGCCTGATAATAATCTAATTTATCTAGAAATGGGTTTCACAAAATCACCTATTCATATATTTGCGGACCCTAAAGGTCGTATTGTTGATATTATTTCCGGGTTTCCCCCTCCAGAGTGGCTCGAAAAATATATCTTAAAGGTGATTAAAGAATAAAAGCGAAGTATAAATGTTTGATAAATCAGCTGTCTATATAATAGGCTATAGTTTGGATGCGGTACTACTCGCAAGAGAACTTGCGGCTAAAGGAAAGAAAGTTACTTTCCTTCAGACCGGTAAGTTAGGGTATCCATTAGATGATATAAATGACTACATATCATATGAGGATATGTTGCGTATTAAATCTATGCACATAAATATCCCTTTTAAAAAGTTAGTCAATTCAACTTATGCATTTATTCCATATGAACAAGTTAAGTTTGTTAATAATCGGAATGGATTAATGAGTTGGCCACTCAATAGAACATCGATTGATTCCGCTGAAGAGTGGGAGCAAATGGAAGGATGTATTTCATCAATTGATGATTTTAGAGATAAATTAGAGAAAGCCACTAATTATATCAATATATATAAGAACTTTTTCCCTAAGTGGTTGTATGATACTATAATAAAACACATTGGTATCAAAAAATGGGGTGAATTTCGTCAGAGTAAGTTTAGTCGTGAGGGATTGGCAAGAGAAATTAACCTATCATGTTTAGATGACACAACTACAGGCGTTGTATATTCCCCTACTGATGGTTATAAGAATCTATGTAATGTGGCTCTAACTCATGATAATATTACCATTAGCTCAATTCGATTGAATAATGTACGAAAATTCCTAACTCAGCGATTCTCCGATACAGAAGTAATTCTCATGGATAATCGAGTTGATGAAATATTTGGATATTTATACGGTGCCTTTGATAGAGTTCGATGGAACGTAGAATATACTAGAGAACAGAACCTAGAAGAATTTATTGATGTGGGGAATGGTATTGTATTTACACCTACTAAAGATTACTGGTGTATATCAAATGACCATGGAAACATTACTCGAATAACAACTGAGTTAATTGATGACATGAATACAGGTACGATTTCACAAATATGTTACACATCGGCCAATAAAAAAATGTATAACGAATATAAAAAATTGGTTAAGTTACATTCTAATAAAATCTTGCGACTGAAGCCCATGACACAAACCGTTATTATGTAGAGTATTTATGACAATAGACAAATTAGCGCTTCTCATTCCTATATATGAACAAGCTAAACACTGGAAACTTATTTTGGAGGGTATCAAATCCAATAAGTTAATTCCCAGTAAAATTTATGCATTACTGGATAGAGCATCCGATGATGACTTTAATCATATTACCGAACTATCAAATAATAGCGACTTAAATATAGAAGTTGTGAGATGCCCAGAACCTCCTGTTCATTTAGTTAAACGTGAAAGTAATGAAGGAGCTCCTTTCTATGTGGGATTTATTAGAAACTTTGGAATAGATATCGCCTTGAGTGAAGGATATGAGCAATTTGTATTCATTGATGGTGATTGTATTCCTCAGTCAGGATTATTTACATCTCATTCTAAAAAACTTGACTGTAATATTCCTGTCTTAAGTATTGGTCGTCGACGTGAACAACAGTTTAGATGGAGAGACCAACGTGAAATATCACCCGAATACACACATCTTAGTATATTTAGACCTGAAGGATTACTAATTAATAATCCAGATTTGATTACAAGTTGCGTAATTGTTTGGAGTTGTAATATTGGAATGAATATCGCCCATGTTAAGTTACTTAAGAAATTTAATGAGATGTATTACTCCCGGAGTGAAGTATTTTCAAGTGACTTCTTAGGTGCTTGGGGTGGAGAAGATGGATTTCTTGGAGTTCAATCTTGGTTCATTAAATCGTTTATTACTACGGTAGGTGACGTTAAGGGTGGAGTTCAACATATTGACCATCCACGCCCCGATAAGAAATATACGGTAAACCATATGCAATATTTTCAAGAACAGCTACAGCGACTAAGAGTGAAGACTAAGCTCCACCCTCTCGATATAACATTCTTTCAATAGTTATCTTGTCTTAGATTGAATGTTCTGTTTAGTAGTTGAGCTATTCTGCGTATTTTTTTGAGTACCTGTCGTTTTTGTATTATTTTTCTTTGGTACCTCACCGTCAACATTATAACTTTCGAATATAGATGCGCTATTTAAGTTACTTTGTTGTAAAACATCGTTCGTATCTTTGGCATACACTATACCATTATACCCACCTGTACCAATACCGTTATTATCAATAACCGAGCCATTTGAATATCCGCCTCTTTTACTACTGTTATTAGCCAATCCTCTAAAGGTAGTTTTGAATGAACCTTGAAATGTATTAGGTACTTGGAGTGTAACTTTAAATGAAACTTTATTTATATTTTCATGACTAAACTCGGGAGCAGCTACGTTAGTAACAACAACTGAATTAAACTCATATACCATCATAGGAACATCGGTAATTATACCCTCTCTACGAGAACCATCTTCCATCATATTACCCAATGGGTCAAGCTTTTCTTCTTGGGTTATAGTTGTTGCTGGTAATACATCACCCTGCATAACAGCACAGTACATACCAATTTTATGGAATGAACTTTTTGGTTTAAGTACATTAGTACTATAAAACTGATTGTGTAGTGTATTAAAGAAGTGCCACATCATCATATTACGGTCTTCTACAATAGTGAGTGTAACTGTTTTCATTCCACCATAGTCTGAAATTAATGGATATTGGATTGGTTTGATTGCATCAATTGAATATGCTCGGCCTTCATCGATTTTAGATTCAATAGTTGGTATTTGAATAGCACTACACGTCCATTTCAATTCAACTTCAGTATTAGCACCCCGCCAATACAAATCTTTCCATCGATTCAATGCATTCTCAAATGTATATACATTTTTAGTTGACTGTTTCTTATCAAGATTACCCATAGAAGGGTCTACTCTGGAAGTTTGTTCTAATTCAGCAATTGTCGATTGTACATATTCACCCCATAGACCAACATAGAACATATTATTCTTAAATAGAGTTGAGTTACCATAAAAATCATTAATTCGTTCTGTCATTGACTGATTATACACTGTATATAGCGACGGTCCGGGCATAGTTTACTCCTAATTAGTTATACACTTTGGTGGGGTTTCAGGGATAGAGTCGGAGCATCGAATAATTTTTTTAACTTCATATACCCAACTCATTGTGAATGATACTGGGTCTGGGCCCAAGAAGTTTAAGTTTAAGTCACTTAAATCAGTAGGCCAACATCTTTCATATCTAATTATCTGCCATTCTTGATATGAATCATCTGCAATATGAATCTCAATAAATGGAATCCACATTCTTCTATTTCGGTAATGCTTATCGGCACCATACACTCTATGTTTTGAATCAGTCTGAGGATATGCATTTGGTCCAGTCATACCACTTTGAATCGTAGACATATAACGATGCAGGGTCCAATAGTTTTCGGTTCTATCATCTGCTATCATATTCATCGAGATAAGCTTATCATAATATTGATTGTCTTCAGTCACTGGAATATGAACCAGTCCTTTATAACTACCATCAATTTGATATTTTAAGCTCAATCCGGGTCCAATAAAGGAAGTGATATTTGCATTGATTGTTTCTGAAGATGGAGCATCTTCCTCGGTATAAGATACAGGAAGGTCACCGATAATGCATCTTGCAGTACCTTGGTGGAGTCTACCTACCCATCTATCTAGAAGTGGTCCGTCCATTGGTTCCTCTTACAGGTTAATGTAATACTCAGTTCCTGCTTTAGAACTGAAGCATACTTGGTCAATAACATCATTTAATTTAGTGAAGAATCCACTTTTAACTAATTCTTCACATTCACCTTTTTTAACATATGCTAAAGTGGCGTGTGGGTTATATGAATCCCATTTTTTATCATTACTCATACCCTCTGATATCTTGTCATTCAGAGTTCTGAGTTGGTCACTTTCAACATTTACCTTGATAACATCAAAATTTGGATTGGTATCAAATTTATCAACTTTACCAAATTCAATTGTTATCAATCCACATCCATCACATATATCACTTAATGTATCGGGAGTAGTATCATGTAGACCATATTTAACGGTTACGTGAGGTACGAATTCATATCCATCAATGCCTTCATCTGCATTTATGTATAGAGATTCCTCAGGTATCATTTTACGCGTCCAGTACTTTAGGATAGCTCCCACATTATCATTTAATGGTAATAATGCACAACTGTACGTATATGTATAGTCTCTCTTAGCTTTAACATCCTTAGAGTTTCCATTGTCCTTCTTAGTAGTCGCTTCAATCATAGGTAATAAAGGCGACCTACGCTTTTGGGTGCGTGTAGGAAGAGCTAAGTCAGTTTCCATTTTCATAAAATCAAATTCCATAATTAATACTTTCTTTAAGTGTGCTATAGCTAGTTTATAAACTATCAGTGTATGACAACTATTAATTTAAAACAAAACGAAAGTAATCCGACTTATAATCAATATCAGGATGAGCGCAACTGTCGTCGTATATGGGATGTCAGTGGAGGTCCATATAAAGGATGTGTCGTAGGTGGGTGGATTACTGGAGATGGTGACACAGATACATGTAGCGATTGTTCCGATAATCGATTTCCTGTAACATGTGAATAAAAAAGGCTCGTAAGAGCCTTTAATTACATAAACTTACTGAAGTCTATTCCACCATAGGGTTCACCAAACTTACTTGTAATAGTCTTACTAGTTTCATCAGTTGCATCCCACTCAGTTACTTGTTTTTTAGTAGAAGTGTCCTTCAACTCATTTTTCTTAGGCTTTACAGCACCTACATTGTCTTTCTTAGGATTAGCCGCATTAGAGTTAACAGTTTTCTCAGCTCCTGATGTAGAATCCCACTCAGTTACTTGTTTTTTAGTAGAAGTGTCCTTTATGTTATTTTTAGGTGCCTTTACCGCATTAGTCATATTAACCATTTCAGTATTTTTCACATTACCCATTACATCTTCTATGTGATTGATAAGAGTATTACCATCCTTTACGGAGCGCTCTTTCTTTTGCTTCGCAGTTAGGTATGACTCAGCGCTATAGTGAACTTCTTCTAGTTCAACTACATTCCAAAATGGAAATAACTGTTTCTGACCAGCCACTTCTTTCTCTTTCATTTCTAGAGGCTTAAGTGTTTGTAAGTTTTCCTGAAGTAGGTTCTCGAATTCCTCATTATTAGGTAATTCGTAATTATTTCGTTCTGTAGCCATGATATTAAGCCCTTAGTTGTGTATAATAGAGTTTATAACGATACAGTATAAACTATTATAAATATTCACTTGGGTCAACGATGAAACAGTTTTATGATTTTTTGGATTCAATTAATGAGGTAAATCCGACATTAGTTGAAGGAGTTAAACAAGCACATAAGATAATTTATGAAGGGCTTGGTACTGAAATGGCTGTAGATGAAGCCGATATGAAATTAGAGGAAAAATCTGAGCCTATACTTCCCGTATCTGAACCTTCTATTGATGATGATTTTAATACATCACTTGAAGAAGTACCAGTCGATAGTATTGATGACTCATCAGGCTCAGATGATATGGCGATAGAAGGCGAAGACTTATCTACGCCCGATGACCTTCCAGTAATTGATGATGGTATAGAAGAGATGTAATTATTTTTTATCAATAAGTGGGTTCAGTGACTGTCGGTCTCTACGAGCCTTCTTATTGTCTTCTTTCTCCAATTCACGTACTTTCTTTTTAATTTCACGTTCACGTACTTTGTTTTTATCTCGCGATGCTTGACGTATCTCTTTATTACGTTTACGACGTTTATTAGTCACATTACCACGAACAATAAATGAATCAACTTCATCCAATACTCTACTCACTTTAACTTCTTCATCACTGAATGTATTAAGTGCATTTTTACGTTGATTTATTTGTTCGTTATGTTCTTTCTTCATTTCATCAATCTGGTCCCATACACCATACATCGGTTCATAGTTTTGAGTGATGTATTTATTTAATCCACTACCAGTCAGTGCCTGTTTTGGTGTATTATCTTGAGGGATGTATCTATCATCTCTCCATGCTTTACCTTCAACAAATACTCGTTCAACTACAAATCTACCACTACCAGTCACCTTAACTAATGTCATATGTTCTGCATTTGCAGCCCAGTTGATACATTTGCTCATAGTCTCCTTTCCATCCACGTAGAAGAGCTTTACTGTTTCAGTACACTGGAAGACCACTCCCCAATAAAAACCCTTTGTATCGGGTGGAGAGATGTCCTTAAGCTCTCTAGTAAACATGTAACCATTACGTCTACCACCAACTTCCTCTGGTTTAGTATTAGTATCCATTTTCCAAAATGAGTTTAGATTTGGATTACCATGAAAAATTTGAGTTTCTACAGTTTCACGAGCCTGTAATTCTGACTGTACCATTGCAATATACCATAGACCATCTTCCATTATAGTTGGATTAGATGTGTGGTAAAATACATTTAAAGTACCATCAATGAACTGAATCCAATTTTCGTCTTCTTCATCTTGAAAATTCCATATCTCAAACCAACTTTCGTAATCAGCCTGTGCTTGGGTAGGTAACTCATCTACAAGGAACATATTTCTGAACTGAATTGGATTATATCCGAAATCTTGAGATTTGTAAGTAATCCAGAAGTCTAAAATAATATCCTTATGGTCTTTCCAGTTAATGCCATCATTCAGATAGTTTACTAAACGAATTCCTGCTATTTTTATTGACTTCATAATATCTCTATATGGGTTATACTCTTGTTTATACTACTAAAAATAATTTATATGACAACGGAATCAAAGTTTCTATATTTCTCATAGTAAATCAGACTATATCTAAAAAAGGAGCCACATATGCTAAATATAAACTGGCAGGGAGTTATGACCAGACATCTTCACGCAAAAGCTGATGAGGATGTTTACAGTAAAGTATCTATCAAACACACTAATGAAGGTGATATGCAATCATTTCTGAACTCATTTGAAGATACATTAGAGACAAATAATTTCAAGCAGCTGTTTACCTTCCCAGTTCGTTGGAAAAAGCTGGGAATTGATACCAGTGACTATGAAAAGAACCATTTCATCGTAGATTTTGACTCAGTCCAGTTTACAGCCAGATTAGTTGATATTGCAATTACTCGCAAATGTAAAAATGGTATTGATATTTTCGAATACGTGCTTTCATTTATGAAAGAGGTAGAGAACGAAGATACATCAATTGCAGTTGCTTATCTAAATCGCAAAGAAGAAGATGAGGATGGTAAAAAAAATATTGTTGAATATGATGTTAAACTTACCTTAACAGATGAAAAAACAAAAATCGCACCAGATTTTGATGCATTTTAATAATATGAATATAGAAAAAGGTAGCATAAGCTACCTTTTTTAGTTTCTAAGTCTTACTTCAACATCACCATCAGGTACTTGGAATGTCTTTGATATAATTCCGCTTCTATTATAGTCAGTTTTTTTATCTATAAAGATATTCCAGTGCATAATTTGATGTCGAGCGGCCGAACCAAGTTGAAATCGAATTTCTTGTTTAGGTAATACATCTAAATACATGAAGGATTGGATATCTACACTAGATGAGTAGTATTTTTTATTCTTCTTACGCATCGTACTAGCATACTCTACGGTCACTTCTTTATATACCTTACCATTGACTAAGATTTCAAGAACATAGGCTCTAGGGCGCTTAAAACCGATGTAGATGCCTGTATAGTTCCCTCGTGTATTATGTTGGAACTCATATGGCGAGTCTTTCCAATATTGCTTTACATCCTCTAAATATCTTGGCTCCAATCGACCACTTTTATCTACTACAAGGTCACGACAGTTATTGGTCCAAGGCATGAAATACTTTTTTAGATACTTAACCTCACCGTTACGATTATATCCCGATGTATTTCCATGGAATATCCACTTCTTATTGTATTTAGGTATAAATGAGATAGTTACGTCTGTATCATATCTACGTTCTACGTCTACATTTAATTTATGAGGAAATAGTGCCTCCGGAGTCATATTTGGATTAAGGAATGCACCCATCATTTCAATACATGCATGAATTCGTTTACGGAAATTACGTTCCTGTTTTAACAAACTAACTCTACTTTTGAAAAATGAATTATTCCATTTTGCATATGAATCAATGAATTTTTTACTAATTACGAAAAAATGGTCACATGTTTCATCGGGTAATGAATTGATAGACACTGAATTACATCGTCTAGAATATATAATCTCACTAAGATTAATTGCCTCTTTACGTAATTGGTTAAGTTGATTGGTTAATTTCGCAGGTAACTTACTGTTAGCTGATATCAGTTCTAGATTTTGCTTTGCGTTCAGAATTTTACGCTGTGCATCGAGGTCTATTATACTACCCCAAGCAGAGAGTGATAAGAATGCGATTATTAAGATAAATTTGTTCATGACGAACCTCCTTACTTCCTAATATAGAAAATGAAGGAGTTTTGTCAATTAAGTTATTAAATAAAATCAAATCCTTTAGCAGGAGGATTTATTTTACTGTTCTTATTAGATTTACTTACAGGTATATCTTTACTAAGAGCAGACATAGGACGACCTGTCATAACCTGCACTGTAGTTTTTTTAAACCCTGAAGCTTTTCTAGTAGGAACTTCCGGATTTACTGGAGTTACAGGAGTTTTTCTCTTTTTGGTTTTTGGTTTATTTTTTGGCACTTCGTCAACCACTTCGGCTACGTCGCTAATTGTATCTGAAGAAACTTCTTCTAGGAAGTCTTTTGTTTCATTATTGGAACTCATAGGTCACCTCACTTAATTAATTAGAGTTTATATACTAGTAAGTAAGTATAAACTCTTTTAACTCAGGAGGTGTATAATGAGAGCAAGTAAAATAACTGAACATGAAAATAAATTTGCCAGTGATTATGTTGATATTAATGGGACTAAGTTTAAGGTTAGTTCGATTGAATCTATTACAGGTGGTGATATTATTAAGATAAATCCCGGATATAGTTCATATTTCTATCCAGCTAAATATACCAAGACTAAAATCATACTACATAATACAGTTGGTGTATTGAGAAGTGACATAGCAGCGCTGTCAAAAAAAGATTGGCATGTAAGCGTTCCATACGTAATTGCACGAAATGGGACAATATATGAACTATTCGACCCAACTATGTGGTCATATCATTTAGGTAAAGGTGCTATCGGTGGTAATAAAACTAATAGTAAAAGCAGTGTGGCGATTGAGTTATCGTCATATGGGCCATTAAATCGTGTCAAAGATAATCTTGAAACTATGTATTCAAATGTTACTTATGTAGACCGTAATGGAAATAATAAACAAACGGGACGTGATGTGTATTGTACAGTCCATGAACGTGAACAGTTTATTGAAGTTCCCGTACCGTATAGAGGTTATAGATATTTTACTGGCTATACAGATGCACAACTTAAATCACTCAATAGTTTAATTGACTATCTATGTGAACGATTTGATATACCTAAACAGATTTTAGATGAAAATATTCGATATGATTTATTTTCATCAAGTAAAGAAGCTCGTGAATATACGGGGATATGTTCACATGTTAATTTTATTGGAAATGGTAAATGGGATATCGGTCCTGAAATGGATTGGGATTACTTATGTCCCAAAGATGAGCCAGTTATTATCGAATCTGAACCGGAAGTTAATGAGATTGAAATTGAAGATATTAAAATTAAACCGGAAGTGTCTATTAAAGCAGAAAGTACAAAAGTTATACCAAAACCAACTAAGAGGTTTTCAGTAATTACTTTTGTACTTAATTTATTAAAGAAGTATATTGTTTAGTCTTCGGTTTCTTCTTCTTTATCTTTATCCATATACTCAGTAACTAGCGTGACATATTGCGCTAATTTATCAGCAGGTGGCTTATTATTACTCATCAATCCCATACATAGCATAGAGATAACAAACCACATTACAGTAGTCGTATCTAATATACCCAGTCTAAATCCTTCAATAATAGTCATAATAGTCGTAAGTGTATAACCAATAAAGCATATAGCCATAACGGTCATATGTTTTTTAATATCCTCACCTAACTCTTTAATTTCGGTGAATAATTTTATACGTTCACTATCATCCATAATTCTAAGTACTCAGTTCTCGGTTCATTAGCGATATTCATGTTATTTATACCTAAATGTAATTCGACCACGAGTCAAATCATATGGACATAATACAATCTCTACTTTATCATCCGGTAATATTTTAATATAATTCTTACGAATTTTACCTGAGATGTGACATAATACTATGAATCCATTATCTAATTTACATCGAAACATCGCACTAGGCAATGCTTCGGTGACGATACCATGTACGGTAATTCCATCTACTTTAGCCATTAAGGGGCTCCTATTTTATCATAATATAGAAATTATTTATATTCTGTCAGTATGATGGAGTTATTTTAATTAGACCTTTAGTTGATTTTATATTCAAATCTGTAGGTTGTTGGTTTTTGTCTAATTCTCTGAAAGGTGACCTAGCAATTGATACATTTTGATAAATATCAACTTTTACTCGCCCAACATGACCATGTCCACGTTTTAATTTTTTAGATAGTACTATTTCTTTCGTATCACGATTAAGTAGAACTTCTACAATATCACCTATTTCAAAGCCAGCCTTTTTAACATCAGCAACTCTCACGTGATATCGACCTCGATTATCAAACAATTTTTTCGTAGTTACTGGGGTATCAATATTCAATAAGGTTGATGTATCAGGCATGGACTTAGTTGGTGTTATTTTAAACAGACGATGAGTTAATTGATATTGCATTCTTGAACCAAAATTACCACATAGCTTATTAATATAACGAGTTTCTTCCAACTTCATTAATAACTTGTTAGTGGTGTAGTCTGTATGTCCTGTAAATTCTTTAACTTCTTTCCTAGTAAACTCTTTATCATGTAATTCACCAACCATTGAATGTAACTGATTTGCAAATGTACGTAATTCGTCATTTAATTTAGGGGTTGTATTTAATGTAGTAATTGTATCGAGTACATTAGTCGAAGGTACTTTTGGTTGGATATCCACTGTGCTAGGCATCAAGTCAGCTGAATCATACTCAGTTGCTGCTATATCGGCTGGATGGTAGACTGGTACAATAATTTCACATCCCATATCTTGAATAGTACGAGTGTAGAAAATTGGATATCGATAATTTTTTACATATTCTGTGATTTTTTCATTAGAGAGCATACAGCCACGCTCTTGGGCTTCCGGTATAATATCATATACCGTAAATAACGCATTAGCCTGAATACATTCTTCGATTAGTTCATTCAATAATTTCATTTTGTTCCTCTTTGAGTTTTTTAAGTAACTTATCAACGTGCTCTTTTAAATAAATAAACTCGCCATGAAAACAAAGTACTGTTTCATTTTGTATTAAAATAACTGGAAGATTACTGCTATGTCGAATGACTTCAATATAAGTATGCTCATTAAGTGATGTGATTCGCATTAGCTTATCATTATACACAAGTGCATCACCGGTATAACCCAGTAGTGAAATATTATCGTCAATACTTCCCTTAGATTTTAGAACATCAATTAAATCTAAAAGAAATTCTCGTTTTTCGACTGATAGAAGCATTAAAAAATATCCTCGGCTGTATATTTCAATACAAGATTCTGTAAAATATCCCCATGACATTTCTTAGGTTTACAGTGACATCCCAATACTTTATCCTTAAGTTCATGTAAGGAATTAAATAAATCGGGACTGTCTTTAACATATTGCTCATACATCGCAATACTTTCATTGCGAGTTGATACTTTATACTTTGCTAACGTACCATCATGATGGCTATATGGATTACCCCACTTAGAAGGTCTCCCAATATAGATATCATATCTGTCGTTATGCATGTTTACTATTTGACACATACTTATAATATAGAATTATATGAGTCTAGTAAAAGTGAAATAAACAGGATGTGAGGGAGTTGAACCCTCAAGTCACGCTTTTGGCGAGCGCTTAGTACGCCTATACGACACCCTAAATTTTATTTGTATTTTAATGCAAGTTCATACTTAAGTTGCCAATAAGTAACTTGATTTTCTAATGAGCTAATTCTCATCGCATCAGTTATGACCATTGGCATATCAGGTGCATCACTCTTAGACATTTTTTTTTTTGGTTCATTCATAGTATTGCCTCCAATGATAGCCTAAATTAAGCTAATTGTGTAAAGTTACTTAATTATTTTAGCCGGTTGCTGATAATATTACTATAATTAATATTAAGGAAAACCGGAGGTCACATGACTTCAACAAATACACCTGTGTATTCAGGTAGCAGTGAAGATGATTATGTAACTAAACTAATGTTACATGAAGTGTCAAAAACTGCTGTAATTACCCGAGATGAAGAACAAGCTCTATTTAAAGAATATGAGACTGCATCAAATCGACGAAAGCAACAGATAAAAACCAAGTTAGTTCAGTCAAACCTCAGATTTGTCCTTAAGATTGCACTGCAATATAAAGCAAAGATGTCAGTTGATGTAAATGAAGTAATGACTGAAGGTAAGATTGGGTTACTGAATGCAGTGGACCTATTTGATTGGCGTAAGGGAAATAAGTTTATTTCATTTGCAGTTTGGCAAATTAGATGTAGAATCAGTAAATATCTTGAAGAACGTGACTTAATACGGTTACCGGCCCATCAGCGAGTTAAGCTTAACCGAGCTCGTAAAGAGATGGACTCTGAGGATTTCGATGATGATATTCAATATCTACATCGCATAGCCCAATCACATAGTTCACTTGATAGTCCAGTAGGTGATGAGGAAACTATATTAGGTGATTTAATTCATGATGAACATGCCGAAGATGCTGATATAAATTGCTTACTTAGAAGTATAAGAAACGTAACAAGAGATGTTCTTGAAACTGTTCTAAGTGATGATGAATATAAAGTCATTACACGGTTATTTGGGTTATGTGGTTATGAACAGATAACGTTACGTGAAACTAAAGAATTGATAGGTAAATCTCATGAACGAGTACGTCAACTAAGAGACCGTGCCTTAAAAAAACTATCTAAGCATAAAGATATCAAAGAATTCCGTTATTCACTTAAATATTTACTGTGAAGTATGATGAATGTTCAAATTCCTCAAAGATTTATTTACAGTTGAAGGTCCTCATATACCCGATGGGTTAATTGATGATAAATTCAACTGCATTGAAACTAAAAAACGTAATTTAAATGTAGAAGAAGGAATTGACGATGAGATATTTTATATTCATGAAATACCATCTCCATATCCGAGGACGCATATAATGCCAAGTAAATTAGAAACACCAGATAATATTAATACCAATCAAATCGAAATACTCGATGATAAGACTGGTAAAAAAATGATTTTGGATTCAGCTCAATTAGCTGAACGACAAGAGAAAATACCAGATGGTGTAAATGTACCCGGATTGGGTAAAATGGGCGGTAAGAAATCACAAGGCCGACAACAGGCTCGCCCACAAGGTCAATCACAGGGTCAGTCACAGGGTCAGTCACAGGGTCAACCACAAGTTGCCACCAATCCCGGAAATCAATCCCCAATACCGCAACAAGGATATCCACAAACAGCTCCACAGCAGGGATACCCACAAGCGGCTCCACAACAAGGATATCCACAAACAGCTCCACAACAGGGATACCCACAAGCGGCTCCACAGCAGGGATATCCACAAGCGGCTCCACAGCAGGGATACCCACTAAATGAATATGGTCAACAAGTACCTGTTCAGCAAGTGCCTGTTAATCAAGGAGCCGGTCAATATTTACCACCAAGTGAAATTGCCATGATTGAAGGTTCATATCATGTGTACATTGATTTACCGGGAGTTGCTAAAGATACTCTTAATGTAAGCTTTAATGCAGGTACATTGACGGTTAGTGGTGAAAGAGGTAGTAGTGTAGAGGTTTTAAGAAAAGGTATAAAGGGCCCTCGCGGACGCAAGGACCCAATATTATCTGAACACAATACAGTCCCACCATTTTTGGTTGGAAAGTTTGCATTTAAATATCCGTTCCAAAGACTTATAGATGAGTCTAAGTTAGAAGCGAATATGGTCGATGGAGTATTACATGTAATGTTACCACATCGAGTAAAGGGTGAAGAAGTTTCAATTCCTATTATGTAGGAATTATCTTTTTTTCTTACCACATCCACAGCCACCTCGAGTGGCTTTTTTTAATACAGTACGGACAGCAGAGGCGGTATAATAAACAGCCTTTAATGCTGAAGTTCTGTATTTCTGTGGTAATAACCAAAAGAATTGGTTTACTTCACTGAAGTCTTTTGTTAATGCATCAATCGCTGGTGCACCTTCAAACATGACACCGTCTGCGTCAATATAACGAAATTCATCTAGACCACTTCCATTTGGGACATAATCTAGTTCATCTTCAGATATTTTTTTCTTTAGAATACGAATATAGTTAGCACATATCGGACAGCTATCATCGAAAATTAATTGGGGCTTAGCCATTTTGCTCTTCCTTTTTAAAGTTACTTATACCTTCCACAATGGAAGTTTTATTGATTAAATGACCCTCTTTGTGGAGAAGGTTATTCACAAAATTAGTTGCATTACTTTCATTGAGATTACTAAAACTACAGAACCATTCTTTATCTAGTCCTTGCAGTCCGTAGGTATCCTCATTCTCAAAAACATAATGAATGAAATCAGACACATGTACGGGGTCAGCCGATTTCAGTACAGGTTCAGCAACCCCATAGATTGCTTCAAGCTGGCTCAAGTGCTTATTGAAACGTGACATTACCACCCCTTTTTGACTTTCAATCCATCCACATCGATTTCAACATCAGTTTGTGGTTTAGACATATCATGAATATGCTTTTCATTACTCCCGTAATTTTTACCAAACATTTCACCAAACATTTCACCTACTCTATCTTGTGGAGTAACTTTTTCATGTTTATTACCATCGGCAAATTCTTGTGCGAAGTTACATGATTCCTCATCTACACTCTCACCGCCTTGGAAAGCTTCAGTACGTGACATTTCTTTACCTAAATCTAATGTAGAACCCAAGCCCATTCCACCTAATTGAGGCTCAGTACTTTCTTCGTTATCATCAACTGAATTACCTGCGCTACCAGAGGGTTTGAAATTTTCATCCCCTAACTTAATAACTGAAACATTATCAAGCTCTGCTTGTTGTTCGTCAGTGTATTCATCTTCAGATGGAATCATCTCAGATTCCATCAATTTTTTACCTGCATCTCGTAATTCATCAATACGAGCGAAATATCCAAATCCGTGCATAATTACACTCCATTTAAGTTCTTTTCAATAGTTTATACAAATTATCTTCTAAAGAATAAGGTACTTTCTTCCCGGTCGTCCTCATCCTCTTCATAAATTTCTTCAGGTATATATTCAGCTGCATTTGAAAGGTCTTCTTGTTGCTGAGCAGCATCTGACATTTCCTGAAGCATTCTATCCCTACTATTCATTTCATCTTCACTGCTTAATATAATTTCATCCTCTGCTACTTGTTTGATATTTACTTCAACAATATTACCATAATATAAAGGTGATTGAAGATAATAAGGTATCCAATATAACGAAGTAATGTGGTCATCGTGATTACCACCTAACGCACCCCATTTACTTTGAGTTACTTGACCAAATGAATGTAGTTCATTGATAGTTACTTCATCGTGAAGTTTTATGAATTTACGTTGAGTATATGTTTTTAATAGAATAACAGCATTCTGTTTTAATTTCTCACTTGCCCATAGGCCCATATGACGACCACTAGGGTCGAAGTGAAGTAGGTTATCATATTCTGCTGTGCTGTGGAAGTACTTAGTAGCGGCGATTCCCGGACCATTCTGCTCTACTATTAATGATGGGTCATTATACTTCTTTAACAGCACTCTAGCCTTTTTACAGAACTCTTCAATCTCCATAGAATTCGAATACATAGTACATACTTGATGTGCGGTAATATTTGATTTAACTAAGAATATCTGAAGTACGGTATTATCTTTATATACACCATAACCTGAGTCAAGAGATGCTACATATTCCCAATTCTTCGTATCCAATTCTTCTTTTTTACGAGGTAGTTCCCATATACTAATAAATTTGGGTAAAGTTGGTATTTTTAATGGGTCACTACTTTTCAATGTCTTTAAAAAGTGATGGTCAATTAATGTTGATACCGAGCCGATAAAATCACATTTATACTCTTGGTTAAATCGAATTTCACCGATACGATTTATTTCATCACGGGCCCACTGCTCATCACGTCCCGGTACAGCATTCCATGCAATTTCACTCTTGACATAATCGACTGAGTTTGCATTTTCAGGTTCAACAGCTTTATTCCACATATGGAAGAAGTGATTCATACCCGATGGCGTTGATGTAATAATTACTTTAGTGGTTTTACCTGATGAAATTGTAGGGAATACAGATGCCATAAACTCATCGGCGATATGTGGTTTAATAAAGGCGAACTCATCAAGAAACAGTAGGTTAATTGAAAGACCACGGATACCATCAGGAGAAGTAGCAGCACAAATAATACGAGTGTTATTAGTAAACTGAATTCCACGCTTATTCCATTGCATTACACCCGGTTGCATCCACATAGGAAGCATCATATAACTATCTCGTAGTTGTTGAAGCTGTTCCTGTGCAAGGTTCAATTTGTTACCAAGAACTGCAACAACTTTATCCGCATTGAATAAAGCATACCAAAGAATATAGGCACGAGTTGTCGCTGAATTGTGTGAAAGAATGTCACTCGTGTAAAATCGATGATTTTTGTCATTTAATTCTAAATCATACATATGTGATTTAGAATCTAAATGAGTAACCGAAGTGACTATATCATACCCATCTTTAGTATGGATAAAATCACCTATAGAAAGGTCTTTTACGAATACCTCATCAAGTACATCATTATTAACATTTGAGTGAAATACTATATGCGTATCAGCACATTTTAACGAATGTCTGGTTGTACATAATTCCCATACATCATAATCAACTGTTTTATGACAATATTTTATATCAGACCAACCAGTATCCGTCTTGACTTTAAAACCTTTAGATTTTATCGATTCAATAAATTTTCGTTTTACTTCATTTGATGGTTTCACTTTCTAGAAATTCCTTACAATTACGCAACTCTCGGTAAACATTTTTTTTAATATCTGAATGCCATATAACTAATACTTCATAATCCTTAGATTTGGCTAACTCGATTTTATGCTTATCATAATCCCAAATTTCTTGAGCTGTTTTATCTTTATTAAATCTAATCATATGTTTATGTGGAGTATCATCAGGTTTATATATAGCAGGGTTTGCGTGAGTTCTATCACCATTATATTCAATGATTTTGTTTTTGTATGTAAAATCAAACGCCCTATACCTTCTTGTATCAGTAGTAGATGTATATAGAATTAATTCAGATGACCCCATTAGGACCTCAGAACGGTCAATTCCTTCTGTGTCTATAAGATTCTCAAAAAATTTAATTGAGACTGCACTGATTGAATTTGAACCCCTTAATCGTGTTCGGACAATTTCTTTCATTTCTTCAGGTGATTTTGAATTCATTGTATTCATCCATTTAGCGGTGATTTTATCTCTAACGATTTTAGCCTCATCGATTGATATATCATTTCTATTCGCAATTGCTTGTACCGTATTGGTTTGTTGCCTTTTATATACCATGTCAGCTGCGTGTTCTTCATCAATATTATATTTATTCATATAATATTCTATTCGAGTAGGTTCTGATTTAGGGCCTTTATTATTTTGTACGGTTTGTATAAATTCTTGTTTTTTAATAATTGATTCTTCTATTGAAAACCCTTTTCGCATGTAAAACTCTTCTGACCATGGAGATAATTCAGACTTACCATTTCCATACATTGGATTTTTATCACCTATACGACTTTCAGTTAAATATTTAATATATTCATCAGTCTCTAGTCGCTCTTCAAATTGTTTTTTATAATCATCAACTTTCATATCATGAATAGTGGATATGTGTTTGTATAATTGTTTACCACGAAATTTACATATTTGACATTCAGGTAATTTATAGAACTCATCATCCCCTATTTTTAATCTGAGTTTTTCAGTCTCTTTTTTAATTCGTTCAGGGTCTCTGAGACGTTTTTTACTAGCTTCCGCTGTATACGCTCTATGGTCAACTATATAAGATTCGTCAATCAAATCATTAGTTCGTAACTCTTTAGCATTTATCTTATGCTGCCGACTAACATGACCTATTAAAGATGAAAAACACGCTCCTTTCCTAAACGATGTTGAATTGTAGTTACAATATGGACATTTAAGTATATGAGAATTATTCATTTTCATTTTCCTTTAGTAGATTAAAAAATTCTTCGACGGTAAATTCCATTTCTTCACCATCTTCATTTTTAATATACATTAATTCATCAGGAAAAATGCATTTTCCACATTGTCTGGGAAATTTTACAATATTATATCGGTATGCGTCAAACTTTGCGATTAATTCTTCTTGGAAATCCCACATCCCAAATAATTGCATACCATGGTCTTTGGTATTAATGTAAACATAATTCTTAATAAAGTAATTAGGGTCCTTAACACACTTCTTAATTTCACGAAGCTGCCAAGGCTCAACTGGTACGGACTCAGTGGAATCACGTAGATTATTGATTCCATTAAACGCCATGTCCAATACCTCGGCGATATATGAATTTACACTCGAACTCCTGTTGAAAACGTTCTATACCAATGTTTTCTATCATATGTTCTTTCCATTGCACATCTTTCCCGGGAATACCAACATCCCATGGAATCTCCATTGCGTAAAAATTACTATAATTACATATAGCATCACTGAACATCCTCATAAAATGATTGGGTCCATTTGGAGTTGATAGTATATGGATTTGAGTGTCTCTCCCTGCCATCAATGTTGGCATAACTGAAGCCATAAGCTCATCAAAAATTTCTCTTTTAATATATGCAGCTTCGTCTATGAATAGATAGTTAACGCCATATCCTCTCATAGAATCAGTCGTACATGCAGCTGCAATTACTCTACATCCATTTTCTAATCGTATAACTTTTTTATTTTTTTCTAATAACTTCGGTTGCATGAATTCAGGTAGAGAGTCTAATATTTCTCTAACTTTAGTAAGTAACTCAGTAGTTGTATTGAATTTATTTGACATAAGTACTATGGTTTTATCACAGTTGGATATCATATAGTGAACTATATTTACTAACTGCAGCATAGTCCCTCCAATTTGACGAGACTTATTTGTGATAGTTCGCTTGCGGTGATTAAATTCACTTAATAAATCTCGCTGGAAATCATGTAATATCAAATTTGTATAACCATTATCAACGGTGTTATATGATATAGCATTCTCGGCGAAAAATATAGGGTCATCTATACATTGCTTATAGAATTTTAATTGCGATGCAGTAACACGGGCTTCTTCATCGATATCAACATCTACGTCGTCGAATACAAGACCATCGAGAAAATTATCTATCTTACTTTGTCTAGTATCAGCAAATTCTCGGACTGCTAACCGAATAATTTCACTTCGATTACTATCAAGTATCTCAGATAAATGGTCGATAGTCTTATCTTCATCTTCTTTGATGTATATGTTCACTCGCTTCATTGGTAAAGGTCTCTTTTTTTGGAGGTGTATATACACACTGTTTATAAAAGAGGTTTAATTTTTTAATTTATTGACAAATAAAGGGAATTGCTATAGCGATTCCCTTTATATTTATGATATTAACCTCGATTAAGTTGACGAGCTCTTCTCATTCGTTCCTCTGATATATTTCGTCTTCGTCTAGGTCTAGGTCGTCTAGGTCGTCTAGATTGACGAGGGGGGATTACAATTACTTTACGCTTTTTAAGTAAATCGGCAATAAACTTTCTAAATAACTCAATTCGTTTAAGTCGAGCTACTTCCTGAGCTTTTCTGAATTGAGCTTCTCGGATACGTCTTAACTCACG